ATATAGAGGAGGGGCGATGATATTCACCCCTCCCCCCCGTCTTCTTTATTTGTTTTCTTGAAAACTTTTCGATAAACTCCAAGAATATTGAGACTAACGATCTCATTTATTGCATCTTCAATCGCTGACTCATTGTCCGCATCAGATAAGTCATCGGAAGTTTTGGCGATTCTCGCGAGATACTCGCAAGTATAGTACTTCATGTCCTCATCGAAGCGCTTCCATTCATCCCATTGTGTAAAAGGATCAAATGGATTGTCTATGGTCGTTAGCATTACATCATTCATTATGATCCTTCTCCTTTCAATGCTCTTGATAAAGTAGAAACAGAAACGCCAAGTGCATCTGCAATCTCAGACATTAATCTACCTTGCGAGAGATAGATTTTGGCACGAGCTATCTTACTATCAGACATGAGGGTCTTAGAACGTGGAGTTGCATACGATTGTACAACATCCAAATTCGTATTGTCTAAAATCTGTTTCAATAAAGCATTACTTATTGCTCCAGATTCTATTGCTTCCCATTCACGTGAAGTAATTTCAACTCTTTTTTTGCTTGCTCCAATTCGTTCTCTCATTTCAGCTAAAGTTTGACCTTTAAGCTTCTTAATCTGAGCTCCATCCATGTCAGGGTTTGCTTCTTTTCTTGTTTGAACAATCTTGTTACCAACAAGATGAACTTGTCTTTCAAGAGGAGCATTAGCTAAAGCAACCTTAAGCTTTGCATTGAGAGCTGCTACTTCAGATGAGTATACTTTCTTTGCTGAAGGAGAGTACGGCGTCATCTTAATAGCGGCCGATTCTTTTCTTGCTTGGTCGCCAAGTGATTTCATGGAGTTGGCATAATCAGCATAGATGATTTCAATAGCAGCAGGGGTCTTGCTCATAAGAGAACGGGCATCTGAAGCTTCGAACATCTTAGTTGATTTGGTCTGGGTTCTGACAAAGACCCCCTTTTTATTGACATATCCGTCATTTGTAGGGGCATACACTTTTTCGCCGGTGGCCACATCAACAGAATAAGGCCCCTTTCGAACGAGAGTGCGTCCTGTAGCAAGAGCCTGTTCTTTTGTGAGGGCCTTCCTTTTATCGACCCGCTGTTCAGAAGAGGCACGGCTAATTAAAGTCGAAGCTCCACGAGGATTTGTTAAAGTTCCACCTTGATACTTGGCCTTTAACTCGGCTATGCCGTTATCGATATAGGACTGCTTATAATTGAGCTCGTGTTTTTCGGCGTCGATTACAACCATGGAATGTTTAACAGCACGGGCAACTTCTTCGGGGGGTGCTCCTTTCACTGTCATATCCGTGATCAGGTTGGAGATCTTTCCCATTTCCTGTTGTTTAACTTTGGATGAAATAACTGGCATTCCATCAAACTTCGGATAAGCTTTCTTAGGATCAAATCCTTCCAAAGATTTGAGAGAGGTAACTTTAATGGTCTTCGGATTATAAGGAATTGCAATTGCCGTGTCGCCATCAAAGTCGGCACCAGAAAGTTTTTCTGCTGTTTTTGGAGTAATACCAATAGCATCGGATCCATTGCCAAGAACATTCTTAGCCTCTTTGTTTCTTAAGTTATTGGTGACAACAGGGATCTCAAAAGTCCCAGCATGAGGATAACGAATGAGAACAAGCTGCTCTCCATCCCTATAATTAGGAGAATAACATTCATTGTCCTTCAACGAGGTGATGGGTATAAGAACGTTAGAAGTTTGACGAGGCATGGCAGCCGCTTTCAAATGGACTGCCTTTGAATCACAATCATCTGCAAATGAATCTAGAAGGCGTTGCTTCACAGCGGGCTGGGTAATCTGCATATATGAATCAAAGGTATCCTTTTGATCGAGGTATGCCAAGTTAAGTTGCTGTTTGGCAAGCTCAGGAGACTGCTTCGATAAGAACTGACTGGCAAGAGTTTTACTCCATGTTTCCCAGCCGCCTTCAACACCAGAATCTTTCTTTCCAGTAAAACCGACAATATTGAGAGCAGAGAGTTGTTCATTGCCTTTCTTATCGAGATATGTGGTTTGCCGAATGGTGGCTCCAAATTCATTAATCTTTTGCTTGCCATCTTTATCAATGTAAATTGAACCACCATCTTCAGTATCGACAACCGTGTTCATCTTTTTCATGGCGCCGAGTTTGCCGACAGAAGAATTCTTATTGCTATTATAGATGATATCTACACCATCAGGTAAATCGTCATCTGTATAGATGACCATACCTTTCATATAGTGAGTTCCATCTACAGCAATTCGAGCTTGCCCATAGTGTTTATCAGGAGGGAGGGCCAAATCAGGCACTCCTCTTCGAATCTGAATAACGCCATCCATGCTAGAACCAGAAGGTTTGTCATCATCAAATCGAACCATGATACGTTTTGAATCGACGGACACAGGAGGTTTTACTGATTTATATGTAAGACCTCCATCGGAAGACCAATCAGTAACTAACTGAATATCTTCTGAATGTTTGGCGGCATAAAGATAGGCAATTTTATTTTGCTGCTCTTCTGTCGTCAATCGCCTCCATTTATCAGGATCCTTGATAATGTATTCAGCCTTCGCTTTTTCCATTGTTTCCGGGGAAAGAAGAACACGAACAGTTGTTTTATTGGTGGTTCCAAGCTGTGGGGTTTGAATGTTTGCAACAACATATCCTTTCTGTTCCAATTCAGCGATGGAAACGTCCATCTTTGTTTTGGTCACGCCCATCAACAGATTGGAGCCCGTGCCAATATCGATCATGCCTTTTTTATCTGCTTGAGACTTCAGCATTTCTCGTGTGGCTTCGGTTGCCCTATGCCGATCTTGTGTTTCAGTTAAGAGTAAGTTTTTAACAGTATTAGGGCTGACATCCATACGTTTTGAAATCGCAACGTCGGAATATCCCTTTTCTCTAAGCCGAGAAGCCATGGCTTTTTGAGCGCCATAACGAGCTTCTGATTCCATATGGATTTTTGCACGGAGTTCTGTTGTATTCTTCAATCCAAAACTTTCAGCAATTTCAGGCTCGGATAAACCCTGCTTTTTAAGCTCTGAGACACGGGTTGCAAATGACTTAGATCTCTGCGGATCTTTACCAGAACCCCACGGATATCGTCCGCTATGACGAGGAGTGCCATAGTGCTTCAAATATGCCATTAGTTCCTACACCTCCCTTACTCTTTGATTTCGTTGATGCGTTTATCAAATACCACAATTCGCTCCATAATGAAAAGAATATCTTCTGGAGCAGGGTTTTCAACAAGAACCTCATCTAATTGATAAAGACGAAGTTCAATGTCTAAATCCCGAGGGTTGAAGCTGTACTCAAGACAGAATAAAGCGGCATAAACTTCTAATTGTTTGATAGAAGCCGGAGTGCGGCCATTTTTCAAATCATGAATACGAAGAAAATTATTCTTGAATGCAATTGCATCCGCCGTTCCAAAGGCATTGATTGAGTAAAACAAACATACCTCTGTTGACATTCGAAAACCAATTCCATCATTGACATACATGTTTAATGTTTTATTGGTTTTAGGTAATTTGACACCAAGATTGATTAGTTTTGCGGCAAGCTCGTGGAGCTCGGTGCCTTGCTGTGAGGCTCGCCAATTGGCATACACCGCTTCTAATTTTTGGTCATCGTAATTTACCCATGAATATTTACTCGGCGAAAGAAATGCATGCGCTCCTTCAAGATTTGGGTGATAATTGAACTTCATTTCAAGTGATATCTCCTTTCTAACTCGGAGAGAACCTCTTCTTTATTTTCTGGGTGAACAAACATTGCATTATTCCGAAGAGGGGATTCATTCACATAATAGCCTTGGTTTGGCTGTCTATGCGAATTCGAAGCCCGCTTTCCTTCAAGCAACATATAGCGACCATTCGGAAAATAAACAGTCGCATCAGGAACACCCTGAAGATAGTTGGCATCGTTAGGAAGGACTTCTGACCCAGGGAAGCGATCACGGATTTCTTTGTAGAGCTTGCTTTTGAACTCAGACTCTTTCTTTGCCAATAGAAGCACTCCTTTCGTTAAAAATAGAAAATAAGATATATGATTCTATCGACAATCGTTTATGTTCGAATCATTACTTTGACCATCGTACTGTTACGATATCCTATCTTCTCATTATAGGATCTGTTTTTATTGCGACCTCTTCATACTCAGAAGAAAGCCATTTACCCTCATTGAAGTTCTCTTTACATTCAAGAGCTTTCTGAATTCCAAGCTCAATCGGCGCCATAGCCATTAGATGATAATAGTACAAATGCATAAAAGTTGTGTTCATTCTGTCTATTCTTCCAGCAGATTGCACAAGAGCTTTATAAGAGTAAGTCTGCGAGTAAAATACAATACAATCAGTGGTTATGCAATTCCATGCTTCTTTAGCTGAAGTATATTGACAAAGGTAAACCCAAAACTTAGAATCTGGAATATCATCATGATTATGGCCATTCCATTCAGAATAAACAATATTATTTACAGTACACCAATCTCTAAGAATCTTAAGCTCATAGTTAAAATTATAGAAAATGATTACTTTTTTATGCCGAGCATAAATGGCCGACAATGCTTCAAGTCGTGACTCATCAGAGTTTACAACTTTACGCAATGCATAACATAATTGAGAAATATCCCTAATGGGTTTGTTCTCAAAAATATCCCAACGATCTTTAGCCAAAATATCATAGTGAAGTTTATTAAAATCACAAATAACATTTTTATGATGTTGAGTCGTTGCTCTCTGATCTTGCATATCAACTAAGATGCTATCACGATGACGAATCAAACGAGAAACATTTAGATATCGTTCTACTTTAGGGTATTTAGTAAAACGACTCCACATAACATGCTCTCGTTCAAACTCAGATTTATTCTTGTAAAAACCATTTGCAATGAAAACTGGCATATACTCCAACCACGTATCACCAGGCGTTGCGGATAATAGAACCCAAGCATTATTTTTAGTGATCTTTAAAAAAGATTGCGTCCATGACCCATAACCAATAACCTTTGATTCATCAAATATGAATATCGCATTTTTGATATTTTCATATTTTTTAATATTATTCCATGAGTTTACATCGGTCAAGATTAAAGGAACCATGGACGCTTCTTTTGTCCAATCACAACTATCTCTCTTTTTTGGTGTAGTAATGACATACACAGGAACATCAACGGCTGCCGGCTTGTAAGAATGCTCTGGGTAAAGCGGGGACGAACCACCAAGAATTTTCTCAAATACATGAACAAGGGAGGTGAGGGTTTTGCCAGAACCAGTACCTCCGCGTAAGATACAACCGTTATGCATTTTTTCAACTGCATCGACTTGATAGTCAGTTAGTTGTATGTTCAAACCCTCACCTCCTTTCATTCATAATGGGTTTGCTTAGGCGTGAAGACCACCACCGCAAGCGCCATCGCACACATCGCAGTTACCGCAACCACCGATTGCTTCCTGCGCGGTATCAAGAGCCTGCGAATACTTCTTGGCCAGCTCATCAACAACCAGGACAAAATATCCCGTCTTGAGATAAGCTTTGATGCCAGTCTGCCCCTGAATCGGCCCCCATTCATACCCACGCAGAATAAGGTCCACCTGTTCAAACTCGGCGAAGTCGAGAACGTTGATGTTCTCTTCCGACAATCTGGACATCTTGCCGTCAGATACAAGAACAACGTTCGGAGGATAGTTGCCGAAGTTGAGCTTCACGGTGATCAGAGCCTGAGGGGGTTCGCCCTCTCTGGAGTTGAGCCAGCGAATGTTCCATCCATCGCGCTCCATACTCTGCGCGACGTCATCAGGCAGGAATACACAGAAATTCCGGTTTCCTGCTGGGTTGAACTTTCCTTCTGCCCCCGCGAAGTTTCTAAAAACAACGCGGGCGTTATCGATGCGAACCTCGAGTTTATCCGTTTTTGTCTTTGCCATGTTAATCTCCTTTCAAAATTGTGGCTGTTGCCACGGCTTCTTCTTGGGGCATGTCATCAAACCCAATAGGATAATTATCATCCAATTCAGGTTCGTGCCAATCGTCCACGAAGTCTTCAATGGGTCCATACATTTTTATTGACGTAATTGCTTCATCCATTAACCGATAGAAATAGGCCAAAGCAATTTGGTCTTCTTTACCAAGGGATTTGACGATTTCACTTTCCTTCCAACGGTAGCCTTTTGTACCAACCACAGAATTGTAAGAATCGCCATTTTTGCGTAAGAGCAATCCGCCGCCAACGCCATCTATTACCGGAACAAAAGATCCAACCCTTCCAACGTGCATGTAGTTATGCTCACCTTCAGGAAGTCCTTCATTAAAATCCAGATAAATTAATGCCGGCGAAGTTACACTCTTAACTTGCCCATAATCATCGAACTCAATTGGCTCTTTTGAAAATATCTTCTTGAAAAGGAATGGTTCTGCAAATTGTGCACCAGTTGCCGTCCACTTTCCAATATTCTTTTTCTTAACAGCCCAACCATACTTAGCAATATAAACCGCATTGTTCACGAGACACATCTTTTCATAAGTAGCCTCATGTTCAAAGAGATATCCATATTGCTGAGCAAAGTCTTTACAAAACTCGATGATTTCCGGAGTTGCATTTGGAATCTTGATGGAATCCGTCTTGATATGCGCGACTGTAAAGCCACGAGCTTGAACTGCATCTTGCAGAGTGCGCATAAAGAGAGCCCCACGAAGTGCAACAATGTTGTTAACATTTCGTCTGTCGCGCATTGCATTCTCAAAGGAAGCACTGGTTAAACCATATGCACTATTCAAAGCAATCTTTAACGCGTTTGCAAGACCATCCGTTTGACTAGCATCTGTAAGATAGGGCGCCAGCTTACCGCCGAGCATTGCTCGTGCAAAGTCGAGATTTCCGGTTTTGATTGCGACACGAGCATCTTTAAGGTCGGCATACCGTTGAGTATACTTTCCAAAGTAGTTCATGTTGATGATGCTATTCGGGTGCATACTTTGAATGTCCAGCAAAGCAACATCAAAATACATCCCAGGCTCAGCGTAAACGTAGCCGCCCATCCCGACATCGGTTCCTCGGTACATGTTGTGCATCTTGTTATCGTCGCCACGTACAAATTCATAACCGGGAAACGTCTCTTCGAGATTTGTGTATTCGAGCTGGGGCTTTCTGTCATCGCCGAACACGATCTTTGTGGTGAGCTGATTGGTGGTCATATTCGGAGTTCCGCCAGCCAAATCTGCCAAAATCTCTCTTGCCACCCAGTCCGCCTGCCGATGGTCAAAGACTTTTTCGGTTGCATAGACATCATTACAGCAATACTCGATAGCTTTTGGCCAGTCCTTTTCTGGTAAAGGCTCATTGAAGTCACATTCAAGCTCCTGATGGTGGAGACCAAGTTCAATCTCCCATTTCTTAAGAGACTTCTTTTCCGAGCAGAAATCATAAACATCTGTGTAAGCGATGCTATAAGCTTCACGGAACCCGTTTCGCACAGAGCCTTCTTTTGAAATGATCTTTGAGCTTAAGTCGTAAAGTTGCTCATTGGTATAACCAATATAACGAGCATACAGAATATGATCATCATACCGCTTATTGTTGAAACCAACAAGCTTTAACTCAAACAACTTACCAACTTCCTGAGGTGTCGGGTTAACCATCGAAACAAACTTTTTACCTTCTCCTTTGATTTTATAACAAATCAGGAAAAGGTTTTTGAATACTTCGACGTCATAAAACACCAACTCGCCTTCAGCGACTTCTTGACCAGCAATCTGAACTGGCTCGGATGCCCACTTCATCTTGTTTACCAAATCGACGCAATACATCGCTTGGTGAGATGATGCTGCAGCGAATGCCAAGACAGAGGATCGCATATCAGTGACATCATAAATCATCCCGCTCGCATAAGCTTCGTCCAAAAGCTTGCAGATGAAATCAACTTCCGGTTTGGTTGAGCCATGAAACTCCTTGTTCATACATTTCTTGATCATGATACGCAAATGCTTCTCGTCTTCAACATTTTTCTTGTTAAACAATTTATCTCCTCCTTTCTTTTCATCATACTCAAGCCCTGAGGTAAGGGTTGCGATAGGCTCGCTATTACACCAAGATAACTTCCTACGCAGACTTGCCTTTCCAGTAAATACCTTTACCTCGATACCAGGGGCAAACAATCGATTAAGCTCTGTAACTCTAGCGCCGCCCCAAATATAATGTAAATGTATTCCTGCTCCAGATTTGCTAAGTTCTGCATAGGTTCTAGGCCATTTATTGGCCGCCTCCAAATTCTTAACCAAGGACTTCTCTCCATCTTCTCCTGGAATATCAAAGTCGATCACAATATGATTTTCATCCAATCCAGAAATATAATGAAGTTTTGAAGTGTCAAGGTCTTTAAGTTTGGTTGTGCAATTGGACCAGCGATGTTCTGGGGTACCGGCCTCATTTGCATATTGCGCTGGATTATCCCCGAATTCTATGTCAAACAAAGATTCGGTCTTATCCATATGTAGCCAACCATCATCTTCAGTTGTTTCCTTAGGTTTTTGCGGAAGATTGAAGATATCACCTTTAAAGCCGGTATAGACGGAACGGACTTGCTTTCCATCATCAATTCGGGTGACATCGTAAAAATTCTCGAAATAGGATTTCATCTCAGCTCGAAAGACTCTTTTTTTTAACGGAAATTGCTCTCCGCTTTCTTCGCAATACCGTTTGTACATATCATAGAGCTGCCGAAGCTGAAAGTATTCTCCATTTTCAAGGACTAGGAAGTTCTCAAACACAAAGTTGTAAAGAGTGTTGGTCTCAAACATCATCTCTTTGGGCTGATAATTCTGATAATAATCCTCACCCATCTCTAAATACTTTGTGATACAATGGTCGGCTATTGCCCCGAGTTCGAAGTCGATGTTTTTGACCAACTTCATATACTCGTTTTTTGATACTTTTTCACCAGAAGGATGGACATCAATAAGTCTCCTGAGTAATCCAGACTTGGTATCGGAGATGGCGACCGGCTTATTTGTCCCAAGAAATAGAAAACAACCAAGTTGCAGGAAGTATTTTGATTTATGCTTTTCGTTGATGACGATCTCTTCATGAGAGATTATAGAATTTAAAGTGCTATTATCTTCAATCTTTGATAGATCTCCATCATGTTGAATGGCCACAAGGGGATTAGATTTAAAAACCTCAGCCCCAAAAGCATCATGCCCAACTAGATCTTTAGCATTGAATGAAATATAATAACCCTCAACGAGCTTCTGTACAATATTTAGAAAAGTGGACTTACCACTTCCAGCACTACCATACAGCGTGATAAATTTTTGGATATGTTTACTATCACCAGTAAGAATCGCTCCAACAGCCCATTCAAGTTTATCCCTTTCAGAAGCCGGATACAACACAGACATGAGTCGATCATAATTCTCAATGGATCCAGGCTGGCGAGCATAAGGAAGCCGCCGAGTTGCATAGGACTCACGAGTCAACTCATCGTTTGCAAAATGGATTCGGTCATCAAGCGGCGCCCAGTTATCCGGCATGTTTTTGATATAAGAAGTATATTTCTGCCAGTTGCCAGATTGGTAATCTTCCATCAAGCCGTATGTTACTGGACGATCGGACTTTACTTTATTAACAGTTTCCAAAATCTCTGCATCGACAAGCCTAACAACTGCCATTTCGTCTTTGATCCACATCTTCTTAATAGGATCATACACTGCGTAAAATGAATGACCACGAGTCATCAGATCCTTGGTGTTAAACACTTTAAAATCTATATAGACTTCAGTGGAACCCGCTTCACGATTTTTACTATTGTTTTTGGCTTCTCGGGTATAAACCTTAATAAAATCCAAAATTTATCCTCCTTTCTGCATAGTTTGATGATTGTTGCAAAATGACGCAAAAATACACCATTTCTCTATTACCCTATAGAATATTTTTAATAATAAAAATTTCTACAGATAAATATAACAGGGGTGAAAAAAGTGTCATTTTTGTCATAGATATACCCCGGAAGGCCATTTTTCAGCAATATAGGCATGCATTTGGCCCCAAAGGTTCATTTTTCGCAAATTTCCGGGAGTGACAGAAAATGTGAAGATATTGGCAAAAGTGTCACAGTGTGACGGTTTCGAGAGAAATTGGTCCAAAACTGTACCAACGGCCTCATAGTCTCCGTTACTCAAAACTCCATCATAATCGAGCAGTCCAAGGTTGTTTATAAGGTCCCAAAATATCATTTTATGGTCCCATTTGTCTGCCCAAGGGCCTCCGAATATCTGGTCCTCAATCCGCAAACTGATACCAATAATCGTCTCCAAAACCCTCGGCGGACCGAATGAAAGGGGTCCACGATATCCAACTTCATCCGCCCAAACCTCCCGCAAAGCAACACCATCAGCGCCTCTGTCCTCGTCATATTTAACAACGGCATAAAACTCTTTACGGTATAATTCCCGTAAAAGCATACCATAATTCTTTCCTTCAACAACGTTCATTCTTTGAACCAACCAAGTTACATAAGCGTTTTCGGCGTTTGATTTGTTCATGATTTTACCTCCTTTCTAGCCGTCCTTAGGCCCTAAATAGTTTAGCAAAATGACGAAAAAGGATAGGGGCTGTTTGGCCCCTAATCCTCTTCCGTCTCTTCTCCAATTCGGATTAAATAGTTACGTCCACGTTTTGTTAAGCAGATAAATGACGCTATAACGATCTTCAGAGGTATCAAAATTACATCCATGAGTAATGATATTAAATACCACTTAGACTCTTGAATGCGTCTTCCATACCACTTAGCACCGCTAAGTAAGCCACTTCCAATTGCTTTCACATACATAAACATGTAAATTCCTCCTAATTATAGAATTGTGTTCTCATTATAGGAGGAGATTTTAGTGCATTTAAGACCGTTTAGAACCTTTACTCTTTATCGGCTGATCATCCAGAGCCTGTTTTCTGCGACCCTGAAGACGGAATTCCCGCTCCCGAGGGGTCTCTGAGACCCCCAAAACGGCCTTTTTGTAGGAATCGTCGATGCGATGGATCTCGTAGAGGACCTTCAACTTGTCATTTCTGACCCAGCAGGTCATCTGCATGTCGAGTTTATCCTCATAATCAAAACCTACACACTCCTCTTCATCCTCCACCTGGCGGTCATCATCCTCGCAGAGAGTTCTGTCCTCCGCATAGTAATAGAGCGCCTGATGGTCATAATCCTCCGGCCCGTCATGGTATTCCTCCGGCTCGATAAGGTACGGCTCACCATTTTTCATGTTTTCAGAGCGCCGCCGAGCATATTCATCGGCCATTTTCTCTAATTCGGCCTGATATTGAGGGTCGTCACGAGGCGTATATTCAGGATCTTCTTCGTCATCCTCAACGTTTCCGAGATTTTCATCGCCATTTGCAGAAACGACAACAGAAACATTGTTCCTTAGAGCCTTTTCAACAGACTCAAGGGGCGGCTTGGCATATTTCTTTGTATAGTCGGTGGTTACGCGGCGGGTTTGGTTCTTATAAATTTCAATGGCTTCAACCCGCTCGTCATCTTCTTCCTCATCGTCTTCGTCATCCTCGTCAGGATCTTCCAGCCGATCAGAGTCGTCAGGAGGCTCAAAACCATCCTCCATAACACCGAGTTCGTCGAGTTTTTGCTTATAGAAGGCCTGAATGTCTGCGACATCAGCCCGATATTGATCAGAGAAGAGCTTTTTGCAAACAAAATACCCCGAAACGGCACCAAGACCGAACATGCCGGTGCCAAAAAGCACATTTTTCAATCCATTCATGATGTTTCCTCCTTAATAAACCAGAATTTTCTGGCTGGCGCCATAGAAATTACGGACGCCAACCGATGCAATCTGGTCTGTTTGTTTAATCGTGTAGTAAATTGTGCCCGATACGGCCTTGTTCAGAGCAATTTTGGTGCTCTCGACCTGCATAAATGTAGTATATTGAGCACCTTTTTGGGTAGTTACGCCTGATATAAATGCATAAACGTCCAGAGGAACGTTTGAATATGGTTGCTCGGAGGCGAGGAGGGTAAATGATACACCATAATATACCTCACCAGGCTGAGAAGTAAACGTTACGCCGCCGCTTTGAATGCTTGTGGTAGTCTGTGTGTTTGTAATAGTGATGTCAATACCCTTCATCGAGACTTTATCGCCGATACCATAGACGTCCTTTACCACCGTTACAGGCTTTACCCCCGTATAGGGCAGGCCGGTTTCAATAACTGCCTGTTGAAGTTCCTCGTCCCAATATACATTAAACTGGGACTTGGTGCCGGACAACATCCGAGCAACCGATCGTAACTGTATATAGTTACTGCCATCGATGTTGTAGGCATTATCAAAGGTAATTGTCTTACCATCCATGACAAACCGTGTCTGACTGGGGCTGGCAGTCTTCTCAAAGCCGGCAGCGACTGCGCCAATAGAGAAGGTAACGAGCAGAACGAGAACGAGAACCAAGAGGATACTCATAAGTTTACGCATGATTTAATCTCCTTTTCAAAATATAATTTGTTAACAGAATGCTTTTTGATGATAAAGCTTATTCATACACCCGATTTCACGGTTAATCTGTAACCGCTCGAGAAACTCCCGTTCTTCAAATGAGTCAACATAATACAGCTCGCACCAATCGCCTTTACGGTCTAATAAAATTCCGTAATCTTGTGTCCGTTTCCACTCGTCGAGCTCCCAGACATCAAATAAATCGGCTAAATCGTGCAAAATATTATCTTCGTCATCTACAAAACGATTAATGCTAGGATAATAGTATAACATATATGCGCTTTCTGGAGGACTTGGATAATGCTGATCATAACGCTCCAGCGGGGTCTTATATGCCATTTACTAAAACTCCTCCTTGAAACGCTTGATCTCGAGTAAAATACGCTTATCAAGATGCTTGAGGAGCTCCTTTTCATTTATTTTTGGAGTTCCAACGTAAATATCACTCAGATCAAGGTCAATTTTGGTATCTAAGTTGACTAATGCAAGTGCCAACTTGAACTGTGCAGAGGCTTCGCTGCCGCCAAGTTCCCAAATATCCTCTGCAACTGTGTTTGCGTTGATGGCAACCTGTGCTTTGACAGGCCCAAATCCTTCTACACCGAGAATATTATCGGATTTATCCCCTATCAAAGCCTTGTAAACACCATATTTCTTGACAGGGATGCCAAATTCTTCCTCAAATGCTGCTTTGTCGACGAAAAGACCCGGTGCCCGATAGATCAAAACCCTGTCCCAAGCTAGAAGTTGCTGTAAATCTCTATCTCCAGAAAATATCACAACATCTGTTGTATATGCTAAAGCGTGATCACAGTTTGCGCAGGGTGTGATGCAGTAGCAGCGATGGCAAACAGTATTTACAATGCTTGCAATGACATCATCCGCCTCTGCTCCGTCAACTCTCAGGAGTTTATACCCGAGTTTCTCGATGTAAAACTCAAGTTTCTTTCGAAATGCAGCAAATTCCTCGTTCTTAGAAGCCTTTCGAGTGCCCTTGTACTCGGGGAAGAGCTCTGTTCGCTTCAATTTAGTCCGACTTTCCCCGCAAAATATCACGTTTATGGGCACATTGGCCTGTTTAGACTTGTGAATGCACAGCCTAAGCATGTCAAAGAACTTGCAGAATGCCACCCAAGGCTGCTCCCGAGATACGAACCACGCCCTATACATCAGATTGGACCAGTCTACAAGGACTAATGTTCTCTCTGTGTTGGGCAGGAAGGACTCGGGAGGACGGAATTTATTATTCGACATATGGCACCTGCTCTACGTCGCCACCCGCCACAGTGACGGACTGCATTAAAATGCCAGTCTTTTCATCAAAATAAACTGTATCCAGAAGGTCGTCCCACTCATCAAATTGATCCTTAATCGTCATCCCCCGGGATTTTCTGGCTTCGATGAGCTGCTGATGGACTACTCTTCGCCATTTTCTGGCAATGAGTTTTCTCGACTGGCTTAAAACATTGTATAACCCAAGTTCCGTTAAGAACCACATTGGGCGATTGGCTCCACCACGCTGCTTTTTGTGTTTTTGTTCCCCCGTGGGAGGGAGGAACAAAGCTTTTTCATCTTCTTCGACGAGTTCGAGCATGTGGTGCGTATCGCCAGTGCTGTAATCAATGAGTTTTGCCACTTCAACAGCTTTGAAATACGGCTCATCAAGCGTTCCAAAGATCGTTAAAGCACGCCCATCAAATTGAATTGAGCCAACTTTGTTTAACTTATTCATTTATTTCCTCCTTTTTCAAGTATTAATCGCCGACGTATTTCTTATCGGCTATCCAGTTTCCATAAGGCTCTGAACCACCAACAAGATTATTGGTAGTGGCCGGATCCTCTGTTAACATTTGGGTGGTGCTTGTTTTATGAGAAATATCCCGATTGACGTCATCGAGTTCAGGCTTATGTATGTACGTCCATGCTGCGCAGATCATGTTCCATACAAAAGCTCTGTTATGGGGTTCATCTGTATCTCCACGCTTGTACTCCAAGAAGTGACGGGGCCCAGAGCTCAAATAGCAATGAAGATCTATACCTTTCATCCAGTTATTCTCGCCGTATTTAACTGCACCGCTCTCAAAATGCTTGCTCAACTCGAGCATAAGAGTGTAGATGTCCGTTTCCGTGGTGATGGCGAAGTACTTGATTGCCTCATAAAGAAATTTGACATCTTTTGTCATTTTAAATTTCTCAATAAGTTTAAGTTCAGGAGCATCAAGAAGATCGCCGACAATATCTAAAGGCAGCAGGTCACACCGACCTTTACCTTCCTGAATATCACGGACTGCGCCACTTTCAAACTGTTGGCGATTTCCACTATCTTTGAGAACGGTTACGCCATCATTGTTCAGTTCCATGTTCTGGCCCCCTTATAACAGGTTCAATGTTGATCTTGCCCTGCAGAATCTCAGTAGTGTCAACTATTACCCACAGAGCATTACCATTAAGATCTTTATAATACTGCCCGTTATCAATGATGCGAACGAGTTGACCGTTTTTAAGGTCTTTGAATGGTGTTTTTTGCCATACTTCCGTTTCTGAAGAGACACCCGGATCAACACAAACCTCAAAGACCCGTTCTGCTTCATTTATATAAGGCTCTTCCTTTGCTTCACCCTTCAAAATATCAAACAGAAACCTTCTTGGGGTTATTTCGCCATTGAGAAAACCATCAATAATGCAGATATTTGCACCATCAGAGACTTTATCTGTGGTGTGCCAAGCATAGGTGAGACTCACAACACTCAGTTGCTGCCCATCGATATAGACAATTGGTAATGAACCATCGTCTTTGATCTCAAAATTAATCTTCATGGTTCTCCTTTCTCAAATATAAAAGACAGAGGACCTGGCCAGGGCCCTCCATCCTTTACATTTATCAAACATTATATTGGCGGCGAAGTTTACTTCATTTCTTTACGGGCAACGCTCTGGTCAAAGATAACTCCATCAATGTTGAAGTCGAGCAGAATCTCATCGCCATTGATGCCATGGTTCCAGCCGCCGTCATATCCGCGAGGCTTGAATGAAATATACCCATCGCCTCTGTCGGATTTGTAGCGCCAACCACAGATCATGCCGGCCTCAGTGGGAGCGAAGCCGAGCTCGGAATATACGTCATTGACAGTCACGAAGCCCTTGGTGAGCAGCATGTTATTGAAATGGTCAACCTTGGCATTAAGAAAGTCCAGATTGTACTCATGGACCTTACTCCATTGAGTTGATCCTTCCCAACTACCCATCTGATCCGGCCGCTCAGGAGCAAAGCTTCTTGCGAATCCGCTAAGGTGCAGATTGATGCCATCCTGCTCATGCTCGGTGCCATCTTTATCCACGATTGTTCGTTTCTGTCCATTCGACTCTTCGCCGTAGTAAAACTTTGCATCAGCAGCTTCGCCGACTTCATCGACCACTCTCCGCCGGTATTTGGAGAACGCTTCTTCCAGAACCTTATAGGCTGCCATAAGGGCCACATTGCGTTTCTTCATGATGTGGTGCGCGCCGAGGATACAGCCGATGGAAACGGCCATCAGAGTTACCGGAGGCCCATAGAGCCTTATAAACTTTCCTGCTGTGGAGAACATGAGAACGCGACGATCTTGTTTTTCGGCCTCGACCGGATAATCGACTTCAGACGTATCACGGAGCAGAACGCAGTCATCGATGCGTTCTTTCTTCTCCGCATGTTCGTCCAGGATTGCTTCGGCCTGAAGCGTAGCTTTACACGCCAGAACCGTACTGCCGACCACACCGACAACACCCACTCCGAGGAGAATCTCCGGTGAGTATTTCTTCAGCGTAAAGGTCACAGTGCCTAAAATTGCTTTGAATTTCATTGTGGTTTCCTCCTTAAATATAATGTTTGATAAAGAAAAGACTCATTGTTTCCAATAAGTCTCCTCAACTAACATTCGGTTCACATAATGTTGTAACCATTACGTTTGCCGGAATATCAATTAGATTACTCCTCGATCTTCTCGGGAATCTCTTCGGAATCCGTGACGTCCGTGTCAGCGACTTCGTCGTCATCATCCGAATCCTCCACCAGATCTTCGGCCGGCTCCACGCTTTTCCTGCTTCCCAGGGCAACTGCCCCAAGCACAAGACCAGCGAGTACACCGCCGCCAATCAGCAGCTTCTTCAGTGACAACTTCGGTTTACTAACCTCGATCATCTCGTTTTCCTCAAGGACTCCGTCCTCTCTCTCGATGTTCTCCATATCAATGTTCCTCACTTTTTTAATGTTTTTACTCATTTTATATGTCCTCCTTTTAATATAGTTTCATTATATGATGTGCTTTTATTGCGAGTTAATCAATGGCTACAGCTTCAACCGGGATGATCCTTCCAACAGAAAAAGAGGAGGCTAAGTGCCACCTCTTGACTTCGCTTAGTCTTTATTTCCCTTCCAATGTTTCCATATCAGGTAAATAATTGCTCCAGCAACTATCAATTCAAGCATCACTTGCCCTCCTTCTTCTCGATCTCACGTTTACCGCGGGGATGTTTGATGATCTCTTCGATCAGTCCATCGACTGTCATGAACGCGCAGATCGCTATCGCAATCCCAAACAGGGATCCAAAATAGCCACCTACGAGCGCACACAGTGCAAACAGGCCAAATTCAAATTTCTTCATTTATAATTCCTCCTTAATAATTTAAGTTCTCATTATAGACAAAGAAATCTTTGCGAACGGGAAAGAGTCTGTTACGACTCTTTCCTTTTATTGAATTTCTTTTTGAAGGAGAGCCGTAGCTCTCACTTAAAGATCTCCTTAGCCATCTTAAGCAAGAATGCCATGGCCGCCAGTATGAATATCACACCTACAAGTGTAGATACTAATTCACATAGCGCCCAGCAAATCAAACCTAAAATGACAACCATGACCAATAATGTAATCATCTATTGTCCTCCTTTTAATAATCTTTCATTATAGGCCACGATAAAAGTGAGAAAGAGAAAGAGAAAGACCCATGCTTCCATGAGCCTTTCACGATCTCTCTGTTACTGTGGCCGATTATACGACATAATACACAAGTGCGCCAGTTGCCAATGAGATAGCCGCCTGACCTGCACCAACGACGAAGGCATTCACCATGCCACCATCATCAAGCAAATCATCCGCTTTCTCCTCGGTAGCTTTCATCACAAAGTATCCCGCCGAAACACCTGCCAAAAGTTTGTACGCGATTTCGATCATTGCCAATGCTTTTTTCATAAATCTTTCTCCTTTTTCAAATAGTTTCATTATAGGGGATGAGTTTTCTGCGTTATTTAGAGTCTTTGAGACCTTCCTGAAAGCCTTCAACGATTTGTTTTCCGAACTCCATGGCTCCTTCAAGAGTTCCGAAGTTGTTTTCAACAATTTCAACCTTTTCAAAACGATAAGGTTGAATGATTAATTGAGCCAACGGAGTCCTAAGACCCCATTGACCATTGATCCGAATAATATCTGAGAAAATGTTCTTCACAGCGAGAACAATCTCGCCACGATCAGTGCTGCTGATGATGCCGACAGTATCTGCAAGGGTTAAACCCTTCTTATGTAGATTATACTGCGGATAGATCGCCCCGAAGCAGTTTCGGGGAATCTCTACACGGATTCCAGTGGGCAGATGATATGTCTCTCCCGGCTGGAGTGTGTATTCCTGCGCCGTATCTACATACAGATCCATCCCCGCAGAGCCGTTATCGGCATACCGAGGGGTCACGGCGGTTGGTGTCTTGATTATACGCATCGTCGCGTCCTCCTTCTGAAATATCACTTCTCATGGCATAGCGCTAGGTTTTCCATGAACGTCCTGTCGCCCACAGAAGTCACACGAATTCTGTACCCAGACCGCTTCGCCGCATTGTAAAAGGAGGAATAGCAAGATTGGCCATTTTGATATTCACCAGGAGCATAAATAATCTCTACTCGAGGAACTTCGCTTTTGACAAAGTCGTCAATAAACTTCTGAAGTTTCTTCTTAGGAGCTCGCGGAATTACATCGACAGGTATTAATTTCACAGTTTTTCCTCCTTTTCTTTTGTGACAAACTCATCACAGATGACAACTCTTGCACTGATACCATTATGATCAGGAGCTTCTATTTTGACCTGTGGGACGCCGGATTTGGTCTCCTTAAGATGGTTGTAGGTCCATTCAGCCTCTTCACCGTACATGGTGTTAATGACTTTAAGGTTATTGCCATTGACCCTTACAACCTGAAGAACTGAAATATCATTGTCTCCGCCGATGTCGACACCGATCATGAGTGTTTCACT